TACCATAACATTATGATAGATAGAATATTTAGACAGGCACGTCGCAGAGCTTGGGCTAGGGTTACTATGAACGCAGAAGCTATGGTATTGATAGAAGAGCAAAGAGAAAAATTAAGAAAGCAAAGACAGAAGAAAATACAAACTCAAAATCTTATTAACATGTATAAATAACAATGTCTTTTACAACATTAACAAAAGTCGGGCAAGGTAATGGTAGCAGTGACTTACGCTATGATTTTACTGGTACCAGCTTACAGAAAACTGACATTCAAGTTACCGTTATTGAAAATAAAACTTCTTGGGATACTTTTAGTGCGTATAGTACTAATGCTGAAAGATCTTATAATGGTAATCTTTATAAAGCAACTGCCTCAATTTCTGCCGGACAAAATCCTCCTATTCACACAACTGGTACAGAAAATAACTGGCAGTTTTTACGAGCCACATTTATAGCTAAAAATTTAAATACTCATTATACAATACCTACTTACAATACTACAACTGGTGGTACCGTTGAATTTATTGCCGGAAGTGATAATGGATTAACTTCACGAGGATTTGCTGCTAATACGTCTGCCAACAATTTTACAGTTAGAGTTGAAAGAGTTACTAGCTCTAACCCCATAGTAGAATTTGCCGCCGGCTCATCTATTAAAGCAGATGACTTAAACAAACAAAATAAACAAGCTTTATTTGTAGGTGAAGATACAAGAGAAGCTGTGAACACTTTAGCTGTTGGAAATCCTCAATCTGCTTTTCAAGTAAATGGATCAAATATTGTAGCTAATTCAATTACAACTGGTAAGATTGACAATGGAGCTATTATTAATGAGGATATAAATGCAAGTGCAGCTATAGATGGAACTAAGATATCTCCTAACTTTGGTAGTCAAAATATTGTTACTACTGGTCATACTACTGTTGGTAGTGAATTAAATTTAAGTAGTGGTACAGATAGTAATAGATTTTTTGATGTAGAAATAGGCGACCATGCAACTAATACTACAAACAGTTTTTACATAAGAAACTTTACTGGAAATAATAGTCCTAATAACTTAGCTGAATTTAAAAAAGATGGCGGTGATAGCAAACTTATTGTAGGTAAAATAAATGCTACACAGCAGTTTATTGGCAATGGTTCTGGTTTAACAGATGTACCAGCAACGAGTATTACAGCTGGAGGAACACTACCAGCTTTAAACGGTGGTAACTTAACATCATTAAATCCAGCAAATTTTGCAACCGGAACATTAGCTGCTGGAGTTGCAATTACGGCAAATAGACCAGCTTGGTTTATGTCACATCCAAAGGCTGCTAATAATACCGATGAGTTTTCAGTTGCAAGAGAGACTGATACTATCATTGGTAACTACCAAAATAATGAAAGTGGTGTTTATGCTGAAAGTGGTATTAGTACATCAAATGGAAATTTTACTGTTCCAACTGGTAGAGCGGGAATGTATTTTATATTTGTGGGTGCAATGCTGATTGATCTAGATGATCGTGACAATATTGATGTATTCTTTTTTAAAAATGGTAGTAAACTTGGTCCAGTTGGCGATTCAAACTCACCGGGGGATAATATTAATACTGGTGCTTCTATATTTAGATTAGCTAATTTTTCTGATGGCGATGTTATTCAAGCTGGTGTTCGCCACACCCACCATAACTCCTCACTAAACCTACAAGGAGCAAACACTTTTTTTGGTGGATTTAGACTATCAGTTTAACTTAATTTTAAAATAAAAACAAACAATGGCTTATCCAAGTAAATACAAAGATGCTCAAGTAGAAGTCTTGGGCGAAGTAGGTGCTGCAAAACAACGCAGTGCTACAACAACATCCGCCAATATTGCACTAACATCAAGCACTCGCAGAGTTTCAATCAAAGCTGTAGGAGCTGATATGAGATACAAAATTGGTGATCCTGAATTTAATTCGGCAACTCCACCTGTTGCTCAAATAGCAGCAACTACGACATCTCATTACATAGCAGATGGAGAAAGACTTGACTTTGCATGTGCAGAAGGTTCTTACATAGCAGTACGAACAGTTAGCGGTACTGGTGATTTAGAAATTACGGAGTTAGTTTAATGAACGTAAGTGGCACAATGAACAGTGCTACAGGTCATACAAGTGTCAGCACTAGAACTGGTAATTTCAGTGACGGACTGTATGACGAAGCTGGAGCACGTCCAGATTTAGACTTAGATTTTGCAAGAACTAAGTCTTTAAAAGATAAAGTAAGTAAGGAAGAATTAATAACTTTTACGAGAGGAACTACAAGAACTAGAGGTGCTACATACGTTGATGAGAACGGTTTAGTAAAAAGAGCTGGTCATAATTTATTAATAAACAGTCATAACATTGGTGGTACTAATTGGTTTCTTACCACATTTTCAGATGGCGGTGCAACTCAATCGGTAACACAAAACACTACTGAAACTACTGCTCCAAATGGTATGTTTGAAGCAAGTAAATTAATAATAGATACTGGTACTACAGCTGGTAGAATGATATGTATTAGCACTGGTGCTTATCAAGATGGTGGACCAATACAAGTAAATGATTTTATAATAGC